TTCGGGAAGCACCGACATAGTCTTCCTGAAAATATGTAAAATCAGAGTAACCCTGATTCCTTAAAGACCCCGCGTCGGTTATCGAGGTCGTCTCTGATGGTCGTTTTCCAAAATTTAAAACGTCTCCATCGGTAACTCCAAAAGCATCTGCATGCGCTCTATTAAACGTTGTTGCTAAAAACAATACGTCTGTTAGTGAAGCAATATTTGTTGTTACTTTAGCAAACTGTAGTTCTTGGTCGTCTTGTGTTGATGCCGACCCATCAATATCATCTGTTGAATCGACAATGTCCGTTAAAAGTTTTGTAAAAGATCGAGAAGTTATTTCATCTGTTGCAACAGGAGCGTCACTTGGATTTTTTCCAAACGGAAGAAAATTTAACTCGTCAGCTGCCGAAGGTACTTCTGACAAAATTTTATTTATAGCTAGTAAAGCTGCATCTTCGCTAATTCCTGTACTATCTGAAAATCCTGTTGAAAACGATTTAGCGACTGGGTCAGTAATAAACGCTGTATCAGAAACAGGCCGAGAAAAACTTTTAACAATTTGGTCAGCGTCTGCTATATTTACTGTTTCAGAAAGTGTTTTATTAAAAGCAAGCGTTGCTTGTTCAGCTGCTGCTGGATTATCGGTAAGTGTTTTGAAAAAAGATAATACTGCACCATCATTTGAACCGACACCATCTTTAATAGTAAAATTATCAATAAACTCGGCAAACAAAACAAAGTTTCCAGCTTCGGCTGTTACTTTAATACTTTGATACTCCGCAGCAGACATAGTTGTACGAAGTTGCTTAAATGCAACTTTAAGAGCGTTAACAAAGACTGCGGATTTAAGCTTCATGCAAAATCCTCTCGTATTCTAAACTTAAGAATGTCGTATATTGTTTCTCGTAAACCTGTTGCGCGAACAATTTCTATTTCGCCTTCGTAAGTGCCAGGATCTTGATTAAGATCAGTTGTTTGCCACTGTATAACTCCAATACCTGTATCAGCTGTATCTGGATTAACGTAAACAGCGCGAGAAAACAGAACAGTAGATTCTCCTGCAGCCCTAAAGTGTAACGTAACAGTTGCTCCAGTTAAATCTGTAGCAGTGTTTGTGTCTTCGTCTACAAAAGTTAACTTAATTTGCGGGCCAGTATCACCTTGGACATAATTAAATGAAGTACTCATTAGTATGCTCCTACTTTAGCGCCAGTAAAATTCGGTCCGCGAACACGCATTCCAACACGTCTATAATCTCGTGTTTTAGCTGCATCAGCTTCCCTCAAGAACTTTTGGTTATAATATACAGATAACTCAGGATTACTCCATTCTTTATTTGGAACAGATGTAAGTTGGGAGATCGCACCATAAGCAATGCAACGTCCGTGGGATTCAAAAATCCAATCTTCAATACCTGTAGCGGTAAGTTTTGTTTTTAAAACTCCTGAACCTGTAAATTCATATTTAGCATCAGGGGTAGGATAAAATTTTATAGAAGCATCTTGATAAATTGAATAGTATTTAGGACAAGCTTTTGTAGATACCGCCGTAGATTTTAAATGTCGGTCAGAGATACGTGGTATAACACGTCCATCTAATACAATTTCGTACACATTTTCTAACACGGCTTCGCTAGACGGTAGAAAAATAGCGTAATCAGCAACATTTTTTACCGCAAAATCTTTTTCGATGTCAAAACGCCATACTTCGCTACGTTCAAAAAACTTTGCAGCAGCTTCTTGTAAGTGAGCTTCCATTACAATTTCAGGGCAACCAGAAACATAAGGCTGTAGGTAAGGGTAAAATTTATCCCATAAAACAGTTGCCATTATGTCACCACACTCCCTGGCGTTGGCGTAACAGCCGCATCCACTTGAGTTTTTGTTCCAATAGCAGCGTTAAATGCTTGGTAAGAAGCTACAGCACGAGCTTCGTTTGCCCCGTACTCTGCGTCTTTTGAATAAGCTCGATACAAAATCCAATCTGTAATGGGGCTTAAGTAAATATCGTCTAGTAAAATAACTTCATTATCATTATTTGCTGGGTCAAGTTCAGCTTCTGTCATTGTATGAGCTCCAGGTGCGTCCGCGTACACAACTTCTAACTGCGCTACAGCTGTAGCAGGAGGATAAACATAAAATTGTTTTGGCGATCTGGGGTCATAAGTATAATGTTGAATATTATCTGTTTGCGTTTCAGCGTGCCAACCAGGTCTTTGGTCATCTAAAACACTTCGGTTAACGACACGAACTACTTTTTTATTAGACCCCGTTTTAACATTTCGTGTAACATCTAACAAACGTAACGCAGACGGAAATCCTCCAGCAGAAGCCGTTAGAGTTTGTTTAGTTCCAGCAGCGCAAGTAAATGTTGCGCACTTAGCATTTGCATCAGGGCGTAATAGTACAATACTAAGGTAACATTCGTTTAACCATCTTTGTAATTCAAGGCGAGGCCAACGGACATTTGTGTCCTGCAGGATAGACTCAACGCGTGAAATTACATCTATAACTTTAATCGTCGCCATTTTCCCAAGCCTCATTTATGTTAGGCGTGCTGGGGTCGTCTGCTTTTAGAGTTCCATCATCATTACGCGCACGCTTTCGTTTTGTGGATGCAGGTTTAGCTTTAGGCTTTGCTGTAGAACTTTTGTTAGCAGCTGCAAGCTCTTTGCCTTTTTCGTTTAGTTGAAACTCATTCCCAATAATTCCACCAATTTCAATTGGCTCGTCATTAATTCGAACAACCGCTTTATTGCTGACAATTTCACCATCAAGCTTTTCTAGTAGTTGGTATATATCCATTGCAAATCTCCAGTAAGAGAGGGGGCTATTACACCCCCTCAGGTTTGTTAACTTGCTGAACCTACTATTGCAGTACAGAGAGCTTCGTTTTTAACAACTTTTCTCCCGTACACCGCTAACCCTCTAACTATGTCTCCAAAGTCAGTTTGGTTACGTAGGGGTTCGGTTTTACTAATTTGCGAAGCAAACGCACAAGCATCAGAAGTACCAGCTACCATCATACGTCTGGCTTTGGCATTAGAAACTGTTGCGCCACTTGATGTTGCTGACAAACCAGGAACAAGAGCTTTAGCTGCTTGGCCTTTTGGAAGTAGGTTAGATACATAAACAGTAAACCTATCTAACATTCCGATTTTGCCAGTACGAACGGTACTTGCTGCATCTCCAGTGAAGTACGCTTGAGCAATATCTGTTTGCATTAGAAGTTGACGATCAAACGGTGACATAATCAACCATCTGCCATCTTCAGGAACATTCTGCTCATCGAGGGTTGCAGACATTTTAAGAATTGCTTTTAGTACATTCGCAGGTGTTGCTTGGTCAATAGGAGCTACATCTGTTCCGAGATTATATCCCGCAGATTTAGCACCCGCTGTAGCACCTTTGTTTGCCGCAGCTGCACCAGCAGTTACAAAATACTGAAAGAAAGCTTCGTTTTCGATCGAAATTTTCAATTGTTTTGCAGCATCTTCAGTAAACATGTTCATCAGATCCATGTCAGCTTGGTGCGCTAGCACGTCGTTGACCTGAACAGAGAAGTATTTACCTTTGTCGATTTGCATATCGACAGTAACTGGTACTGGAACTTCGTTAGTTAGGGTTGTACCCGCGCCAGCATAGTCATTGATTGTGATCGATGGTGCTGTACGGATTGTTATAGTATCACCCTGGTTTTTGATTTCGCCTTCCCAAGAAGTGTTAGCGATTTCAGTCATCATGGTGTTCGCATAAAATTTTGCGTTTAGTTTGTTGCTCCACAACTGTGGAATGAAAGTACCCGAGTAACTCGGATTTGTGTCGAATGAGCCTGAGCCTACGACGGGGAACACTGCAGCCATTTTGGCCTCCTATTAAGTTAGTTGGTTAGGACAGCTGCTCAACAGTTAACACGTTAACACCTTTAGGTTCTAACGCGGTTCTCCATATACGCCGCCGTCAATTCTGCTTCAAGTTTTGCCGCGTCATCGTACTTTCCTCTTGTGTTCAACGTTCTTACCTTAACCCAAGCATTATCCATATCTCTTGCAGAATAATACTTACCGTTCTGGTTTGTCGGCGTCTTCACAGAATTTGCACTCCGATTAGGCGCGACCTGTTTTTCGAGCTCTGCTTGGCGAACAGGTTTTTCAGGTTCATCTGGTGTCTCAGCAAGCGTTGATTTCCATAACTTTATATAATCTGCTATGGCTTCAGCGTCGCCAGAATCAAATGCAGCCTGAGCCTGTACTCTACGCGGGGCTCTTAACATGGGATCATGCTCATTAAGCCACGCTACCCAACGTTCGTCGCTGTCGATTTGAGCAAAATCAGGAACTAAATTTACTAGTCTCTGACTAAACCCTACTTCGCCAACTTGCTTATCAGTTCCTGCAACTTTATCTTGCAAGTCTCTAATAATTTTTTCTTGTTGCTCAAAACGACTCTCGTATTCTTGAGAAACTTCTTGCGCAACTTTTCGTTGAACGTTGAGCAGATCTTCTCCAAACTCTTCTCGATCTGCGTCGGTCACTAAACTGACTTTCTCCTTCGGCTTTGTCGGAGCTTCTTTCTTCGCAGTTACTTCCTTTCGGATGCTGCCTAGTTCATCAGTTAGCTGCTTTAGTTGTTGGTGCAGCCTTGGAACTTCGGCGTCGTACTTACCTCGTAAGGTATTGTACTTCTGCTTAAAATCGTCCTCTACGCCCGTCGGTGACGTGTCAGCTGGCTTTACTTCTGCAGGTTCAGTTTTTAATTCAGCTTCGGTTGGTTCAACTGTTTCAGTGTCCTGTTTGACCTTTTTAGCTTTAGCTTCTTTAGACTTTACTTCCTTAATATCGGAATCTTCTACAACTTCAGCTTTACTAGGGTCAGATTGGGCTTGTAACGCTTTCTCTAACGCTTCAACTTCTTTTAATTGTTTCTGTACCTGTTTAGGTAACGCCATATTTTTCTCCTTAAAGCTCCAACTCTGTTACACAGCGCCTTGAGTATGCTGCTCCCGTCTTTGGTCTGCTTCTTCGTGCTCTTACGAGCGATTAACTACTTTAGGCGACTCTTCAATCGCAGTAAGTAAATCATTAAATGCTTCGCAGCGACCTTGCAGACGGTGGATCATAACCATGTCATCTGCTTGCTGTAGCCGCGAAACGGCTTTTTGAATTTGCTCTTCTAGCAATGCTATCAAAGCAGTATTGCCTGTTTCTTTAATTTTTAACAACGCGTTAATTTGTTGTTTGTCGCAAAGATTCAAGTCAATCATAAAAAAACAATATCTCAAAAGGAATAACGTGTCAACAGATTGTCAGTTTACGATTCATCCTTTTTCTTTTTATTTAACACGCTGCCCGTTAAAATAGCGCCAAAAGATAAATGAAACAACCCGCCGCCTATTAATGTATAAGGACTATGGTGGTCTGTCATTTTCCGCATAAGCTCCATTTGCAGTTCTACATTGTTCAATGTGTTCATAGTGGCTATAAAACTTGAAATGTCTGGTCTGTTTACCCCAAACCAAATTGGCACGACGACAAAATCAAATACGCATACAAAAAGATAGACTCCCAGTGCTATTGATTGGAAGTTAATATTTCCCATCTATCAATATTTTACTGCCCGTTTGGTCTGGGGCTTATTGTATTAGATTGCCTGCCACCTTGCGGTGTACCGTCTTCTTGTAAATTTGCAGCTTCTTGCATCTGCATCTGCTGCATCATCATTTGTTGTTGCTGCGCGGCTTCTTGTTGTTTTTGGATATCTTCTCGTGAAGGAACAAGACGATCAACATTTGTATTAAGGTTGCCTGCCATATCGCGCATAAGTTCTGCAGTACCTGGCAAACCAACAATCTGTTGTGCAACTGGGCTTTCCAAAACAAGTCTGAGAAACTCATTTTTACGTACAGCTTCAGCTTCTTTAACAACAAGAGACATCGCTCCACGTGCAAGTATCTGTACATCCCCAATCAAATCAGGGTCTTCTGCGTATCGCAAGTTTCTTTGATACTGACGCTCAAGCATTGGACGTATTACGTCAAAATCAATATTACTTATAACCTGTTTAATAGATTTTCCTGCGTTACTCATTAACATAGACAGCCCTGACGATGTGCGCCCCGCACCAGGAACATGCTGCCCAGTCATATATTTAGGTATACCTGACACTTCATCTGCTAAGTTCATAAACTTATCAAACACAGTCATTAACTCCCCCGCGTTAGAATTAGGTTGGAAGAACGTCATTGGGGGCGAGGAATCATTGTAGTCAGATTGTTGGAACTGCCAGATTTTCCAAGGGTACATCTGTGTAATATCCTCGCCCGCAGGGAGTCGACTAATGTTAACACCAACCTGTGGACCTGAGGAGATGCCCATATTATTAGCAAGCGCACGAGCAGCGGCGTTGCACATATTTTGAGCGTCCATACAAAGATCGGAGACTCCGTTACCATCAAGACGGCCTGGCACTTTTTCAAATGAGGTAACGTAGTAAGGTTTACGACCGATTGGGTCATAATTAAGAACCGCACGAATGACAGTATTGTTTACCATCCACACTTCACACGGATAAGATTTTTGAGGGTCTTCTATTTCAGTTTCGTCTATTCCCCACTCTAATAATAAACTTCCTGGAACTGTATCCCACAGTTGCAATGCTGCAATAACATCAGAACTTGCATCATCCATATCTATGCTTGTAGCATCTTCATATTCATTACTATCTTGGTCAAGCCATCCCATGCCACCTGCACCAAAATCTACAAGCAAGGAACGTACAGACGCTTCATCATATCCTTCAACGCCAATCATACCTTCAACGTCTTCGCGGGTTAAGTGATGAACTTCAATAACTGGCATGTCTTGCACATTATCGCCCCAAGGACACCAGTAAAACTTAAACGGATCTACGCGCTCCCACTCATCACGAAATACTTCAACAACACCAAGTCCACCTTCCATGTACTTCATTGTTTTTCGTTTACGTGGTATCGGCCCCTTCATTATAGCGTAAGGGAACGTAGCAATATCGTTTGTAAACTCAAACAGAGCTTTGGTGTATCCACCCTCTGTCATTTGGTCTTCCATTTTTAATTCCATGCGCTCGACACGTTTTTCTGCTTCGAACTTCATAGCTCGCATAGCTGTGTCTTTCATGCCACTAGCTAATTCTTTTAGCTCTTGTGGATTAGGCTGCGGCCCACCTTCTGCGTAGTACTGCATTAAATTTTCACGCATAATATTCTGCATGGCTTGCGCAATATCAGGGGGTACTTCAGGAATAGGAGTGGCGGAAAGTGACCAAGGTTTATCTTGACCCTGTCCTAAAAGAGTATCTCTTAGCCAAGCTGTCGCTGTACGACACTTAGAACTAACGATACCCATAAATATTTCAGAACCACCTTGTTCTTTTATCTCTGCAAGTTTGGAAGGTTCGTACTCCATGTTACGTGCACGGATGCAAGCAATGAGTCTATCTTCAAGATCATCACGAAAATGATCTCTCATAATTTCCCAACGTTTGCGCGTATGCGCAGCTAGGCCCTGAACAACAGGTCTATTTTGCGTGTCGTCAGACTCGCGTTTTGCTGCCGCTTCCAAATCACTAGCACGGGCAACAGGAATTATAGCTGGGCCAAGCGTCATATCAGATTCCTATCATTAAACTGTCAACGCGTCAACAGATTATGTCCAGCCGCCAGATGAAACTTTGACAACTGATTTCCTTTGGTTCGAAAAGTTCATCGCTCCAAATACCTCACCGCCGTCAGCATGTAAACACATGTATTGAAACGCATCAGCCACATCTGACCAGGGGTGGGATTTTTCTGGCTTCTCATCTCGTACACCTTTGGTGTTTATTTTGTAACGGTACTTACCCGCTAGCGCCTGTATCAAATTTGTCGCATGGGTAGGGCAAGCAAGAAAACCATATTTACCGTCTACAATTCTAGTCATGTATTTATCTACAGCAGAAATCCTTGCAGCTACAGAATTAGTACGAGCGGGTCTTACAGTAAACACTTCGTTTTT